GCCAATAAACTTTAGAAATCAAAAACAGGCAAAATATGGGGTCATAAGCCCGGATAAAGAATACCTTGTTTGTGACTCTGCATACCTAAAACCAGTCGCTGGCACAAAAGAAGTTGTATATGCTTTGAACTTTGTCTCTGACGCTTACAGGGACTTCCTTTTTTACATGAATACTAAGGGCACTCTAAAGATGATGGCAGACGGCGGAAGGCTAAAGAGCGATATGTCTGCGAAAAAAGCTTGGCAAAATCCCGACACAATATATGACCAGTTGCAGAACGGACTGTATGAATCTTTCATTGAGACATTCCTCGACATTAAGACTAAGCAAAAAATAACAAACTTTGCATCATTTATGGACGTATTCATGAACTTTTATCTTAATTATATGGAGTATGATGTGCCGGTAACATATACCGGAATGCTTCAATCTTCATTTTATAATCCCATGTTTAGTGGGTTGTGTATTGAGATGGAAAACTCTGACCACGATGAGGATTATGTAAAGTTTGATAAGTATATTAATAATAAAAACTTTAAAGAATATGCAACAGCAGCAGCAGCATTTGGATTTATGTTAGACAAGCATGCTCCATGGAGGCTGGTCGCCAATATTAAATCCCCCAAAATGATAAAGTATATCGATAACTATCTTAGGCTATACAAAGCCTCCAGAGAAGGAATAACTGAATATACAACGATGCCTTATTTGGAAGATGGCTCAACCCATGCTCACAAATATTACATCGATGAATATGGAAATGGGTATACTGATTCACATGGATCTCCCGGAAACATATTAAAAGAGCACACACACCAGATTATAGATTATAAACTAGTGCCTTCGGCTACAACAAAGGGCAATAGCCCAAACATAGGAATCGAACCACACATTCATGATATGCAAGTTTTCTCGGAAACGATAAGTAAAAGTGATTTCTACGATTCATACTATTTTAGGACACAAGAGATCGATTTGGAAAATTTAAAAGAAATGATGTTTGGGATTTACAAAAGATTTGTTGATACATTTCCGTTTACTACGACTCCCCTAGCATGCCATTTGTCGAAAAATATATATGATTTCAATCCGGATTTTAATTTTATATTTGATCCTCTTCAGGTTAAAAGAATATACAGAGATGAACTATCCGAAGAGCAATACAATGCACAATATGAAGATCTTTTTTTCTATAAGGTGTACTTTATGATTAGGATTAGAGAGCTTAAGGTAACGATTGCGACTTCAAAAATGGCTAACAATCTTGCAAAAATAGAAGACTTGTATTTAAATGTTGACAAAGACTCAGCTTTGAGTTATATTACAAGCTACCTAAAACAGTTTTACTAGAAGGTCAGCATTGTTATTCCAAGCGTTAGATGAAAAAGAAAAATGTGTCGGTATCTATTCGGGGGGAGAAATCTACAAAGATCTCCCAGACGAAGGCAAAGAAACTTGGAAGTATGCTTCGTTCCTAAAAGACCTACCGATTGAATACGCGAACATCTACTGTGAAGGCAAAGACCTAGGAGAAGTCTGCCCACCAGAACTCAAAGAAGACTACGACCGTATCTGGTCAAAACTCAAAGCATTCTACAAATCATTTGCAATCGCTAAGGTTTCTCTACAAGACCATTGCTTCTTTGATCTTGTGCCCGAGGGCTTCCTGAAAGAGTTCTGTCTAATGAAAGACAAGATCACCAGACACGTTCTAGACACTTACCCTCGACCAGAGAACTACCAAAACATGGTCGACATCACAAAGCTAACCACAGAAATAAAGTATCAGAAACTAAACATTGATTTATCTGTTCTCAACAATGAACTGGCAGACCCTAGAACAAAAGACTTTTACAGGAAGATACACAGAACAGAGCCCTACATCAAATACAATCCCTTCGGCACAAAGACAGGCAGACTAACCACCCAGAAGCATTCCTTTCCCATTTTAACTATGGATAAGAAGTTCAGAAAGATTATTAAGCCAACCAACGACTGGCTTGTTGAGTTAGACTACAACGCAGCCGAAGTTCGCGTTATGCTAGGTCTCCTCGGAAAAGAACAGCCTTACATAGATTTACACGATTACAACGCCTATGAGTTGTTCGGTGGGCAAGTAACACGAGATGAAGCAAAAAAGAAACTTTTTTCGTGGCTTTACAACCCAAATGCCGAAGATGAGGTCCTGTCTAAACTCTATGATAGGGCAGCAGTCAAAGAGATGTTTTGGGACGGCAACATGGTAAAAACTATGTTCCACCGTGAGATCCCCTCCGACGAGTATCACGCCCTAAACTACATCATCCAAAGCACTTGTAGCGACTTGATTATGGATAGGGCAATCTCAATCAACGAAATACTCGAAGGAAAGAAAACAAAGATAGCATTTATCATCCACGACAGCATTGTGCTAGACTATGCCGACGAGGATGGCGACTTTATCAACATGGTATACTGGGAGTTTATGTCGACCCCCTTCGGTCGATTCAAGACCAACGCATCCGGCGGAAGAAACTTTGGAGAGATGAAAGACTTATGGATATATTAATAGGACTAGGATCTGTTGGCTATAAACTAACAAAAGCCTTCTCAAAGCATCCGCAATATAAGATAATAACAATCGACCACGAGGAGGGTTCAACCATTCGTGTGCCGAAGTATGATCACCCAGAAGAGTATGAAAAGAACTTTCCTTTGATTGGAAAGGAGCTAAGAGACATTGAGGGCGATATTCTTTTTATTGTATCGGGATCTAGCATTATTTCTGGTGCTGCTTTGCGTGTGCTTGAGCAACTACAGAACAAGGGCAATGTGAGTATCCTCTACATCCATCCAGACGTAGATACATTATCGGATACTAGAAGATTACAAACCAATGTTGTCTTCGGTGTGCTACAACAATACGCCAGATCTGGTGTTTTCAAGCAGTTCTACGTCATTGATAACCAGCAGGTAGATAAAATCTTAGGTGGAGCGCCGATTATGGGCTATTACGATAGTTTAAACGAAGTCATAGTCGCAACAATCCACATGATAAATATTTTCAACCACTCAGAGCCAGTCGTTGGAACTCTATCTAGTCCAAAAAACATCTGCCGCATTTCAACTTTCGGCATCTTAAATCCAGAAACAGGCGCAGAAAGCCCGTTTTTTTCTCTTGACAACGCAAAGGAAAAGCGTTATTATTACGCCATTCCTGAAACGGAACTAAAAACTGATAAAACTTTGATGAGTAAGATAATGAGCCAAGTAAAAGATATATCGCAATAAAAGGAAGTAAAAGTATCCTACGGTGTGTTCTCTACTCAATACTCAGACAAATACGCTTATTTCATCGAAAGTACATCAGAGATACAAAATGAAAAAAGTTCTTGACTTTGAATAATGTTTGTTTTATAATGTGTGTATAATATTTAAAAAGGAGAAAAAATGGGTATTAATCTTGATAAAATGAAACAGAAACTTAGTGCTGCTCAAGGTAAGGGCGGAAAGAAATCTGACTTCTGGCGACCACAGGACGGGGAAAATGTCATCCGCATCCTACCATCACCAGACGAGGATCCTTTCAAGGAGCATCACTTTCACTACAACCTAGGAAACAATTCTGGTTTCCTTTGTCCGAAGCGCAACTTTGGGGACGACTGCCCTGTGTGCAACTTCGCTACGAAACTTTTCAATGAAGGGTCTAACGAAAGCGTAACACAGGCAAAAAGCCTCTTTGCTCGCCAGCGCTTCTTCTCTCCTGTCCTCGTTCGCGGACAAGAAGCCGAAGGTGTTAAGGTGTGGGGATACGGAAAGACCGTATACGAAACCCTCCTCAGTCTGGTACTCAACCCAGACTACGGTGACATTACTGACCCAAGCGAAGGAACAGACCTTGTTCTTGCCTACGGGAAGGCTCCCGGCATGATGTATCCTCAAACGAAGGTGCAGCCACGACGTAAATCCTCCCCATTATGTGAAGATGGCGATGAAGCATGTCAGGAGATTGTGACCACTGTCCCAGACTTGGACACACTTTTCGAGCGGAAGTCTACTCAAGATGTGCAAAGCATTCTTGATGAGTTCCTCAATTCTGAGGTAGATGCAGAATCGGTCTCGGTCGAGACTTCAAAGTATGGAGGGAAAGCAGAGCCCTCCAACGATGTAGAGGCTGCCCTCAAAGAACTGGCAGGATAACCTAGGGGGGGCGCAAGCCCCCCTACTTTTTTATAAGGAGAAACTATGGCTAAGGCAGGCAAGTTGTCTATGGCTGATATGCGTAAGTTGATTAATAAACGCGCAGGGATGACCGTGGCACACAACCTCAATGAAGAGAATCCAACTGAGGTTAATGATTGGATTCCAACAGGGTCTAGATGGCTAGATTCTATTATTTGCAAAGGGAAACTGGCTGGTATTCCAGTTGGTAAAGTAACCGAGATCGCAGGTCTGGAAGCAACTGGTAGTCTTATATGGCTGCTCAGGTCGCTGCTAATGCTCAGAAGATGGGTATCGATGTAATCTATTTCGACTCAGAGTCTGCGATTGATCCAACTTTCTTGGAGAGGGCAGGGTGTCATGTTGAAACTATTCTTTATGTTCAAGCTCAGTCTGTTGAGTTTGTCTTGGAGACTATCGAAGATCTTTTGGCTAACAATGAAAATCGTATGCTTTTCATCTGGGATTCTCTTGCTCTTACACCTGCTATTTCCGACGTGGAAGGAGACTTTAATCCACAGTCTTCCATGGCAGTAAAGGCAAGGATCTTGGCTAAGGGTATGTCTAAACTGACTGTGCCGATTGCTAACAGTCAATCAACCTTCTTGGTGCTTAACCAACTGAAGAGCAACATCACCAGAAGCCCAAGCGAGGCAATGACTACCCCCTACGTCACTCCCGGTGGCAAGGCTATGATCTACGCATATTCTTTGCGTGTCTGGCTTACAGGTAGAAAGGCTAAGGCGTCATTCATTACTGACGACAGCGGTTTCCGTATTGGGTCCGAGGTCAAGGTAAAGTTGGAGAAGAGCAGGTTTGGAACCCAAGGTCGCCAATGTAACTTTAAAATCTTATGGGGTACCGACGACATCGGCGTCCAAGACGATCAAAGTTTGTTCGAGGCTATCAAGGGCTCAAACTATATGAGTAGTGCTGGCGCTTGGTATTCCTTGGAGATGGGCGACGGCAAAGTTGTAAAGTTCCAGCCTTCCAAGTGGGATGAGAAAATGCAAGACCCTACCTTTAAGCAGCGTGTCTACGATGTTATGGACGAGGAAGTCATCCAGAAGTTCGACAAGCGTCTAGGCAAAGCCGAAGACTTTTATGAAGAAAAAGATGAATAAATGAATATAGTCTCCGTCTAATAAGAGAACGGAGGTTTTAATCATGCAAAGAATCATCACCCTATCTTTATTCTTATCAGTCTTCTCGGGCTGCGCTTTTGCCCACCCCACTACTAAATCTCACAACCCGCACTATGAGTACGAAGAGTATCACATCGTATACCCCTCGTACTATGTTGTCTATGAATACTATGACCACTACTGGCATACCCATAGTAACGATTACCACAGTCACTTCTACAAGTACAAGGGGCACACCCACCACAAGAAAAAGTACAAGAAGTATAAGAAGAAATACAAGAAGAAGTATTTCAAAAAGAAGTACAAGAAAAAGCACAAGAAGTATAAAAAGTATAAGAAATACAAAAAGAAAAAATACTCCCACCATCACTAAAATCTCTTGACTTTCCTATCCTACTCTGTTAAAATAATTTAAATCGTTGGAGGCAAAAAAGGCAAAACCAACATAGTTATGTTCTAAAAGACTAAGGAGGGCTTTGCTATGAATGATTTTGCTAGCCTTAGAGAAAAGTTAGAAGAGAAGAAAGATTTAATCGAAGAAGCTTTCTACTATATAACCGCTCTCGAAGAACA